AGAGGATGATGTACAATTCCTAACATGGGATAAAAAGCAGTCTGATAAGGCAATGATTAAAGCATTCCTTAAAGTTATGGCTCAAGCTGATGAAATTGTGGCTCATAATGGGGATAGATTTGACCTCAAATGGCTACGCACAAGAGCCATAATACATGGACTTGATGTTATGCCCTCACCCAAGACTATAGATACTCTTAAATGGGCTAGAAAGTACTTTAATTTTAATTCAAATAAACTAGACTATATAGCTAAGTATTTAGGAGTAGGGCAAAAGATGGATACAGGAGGACTTGACCTGTGGAAAGACATAGTATTTAAGAAAGATCAGCAGGCAATGGATAAGATGGTAGAGTATTGCAAAATGGATGTCACTGTACTAGAAGCTGTATTCAATAAGCTCAATTCTTATGCAGCTCCTGCTACTAATTATGCTGTAATGGAGGGAGATGAGAAGTTCTGCTGTCCTGAATGCACTAACTATAATGTGAGGTATAATAAACAGGTAGTGACTGCAGGAGGTACTATCCATCATTGGATGTTATGTAATGATTGTAGAAAACATTTTAAAATAAATAATAAAAGTTACACAGAATTTTTGAAATTCAAATATAAACACTAAATTTGCATAGTTCCATAGTGTAGAAAGCAGTTGTAAGCTCCCCAGCACGCAGCTGCTTTTTTTTTGTGTAAGATATGCTTTACATAATAGGAATAATTCCGATTAACTATGTAATTCTAAGGTAATACTTTGAAATTACATGATATTCTTAAGGTTATAACCCTAAATTATTATAATATTCTGCGGTTACTTTCCTTGATTATTATACATTATTAAGTAGAAATTACCTTTATTATATGTTTTACCTTATTCAGAAAACGTAATAAACACAAGGATTTTAAAAATAATTTAAAAATAATTGTTAAAAAGTATACAAGTTATTAAAATAAGTATTAGATTTGTATATAATTATTAACTAAACAATTTAAAAACTATGAAAACATTTAACCAAGTATTAGACTTCTTAGAAGCACAACAACAAGAAGACAAATTAAACACAAACCAGTTACATTTGATTATTCAAACTTTAGTAACATTTTTGAACAAAGAGCAAATGCAGGAAATTGAGAATTTATTTAACCAATTTAAAAAAAAACACTATGAAAAAATTAATTGATTACTTTACACCAACAACCGAAGAACACAAATCGTTTTTAAGGCACTTTTTAAGCACTCTAACGATGTTTATAGTTTTGGGTAGTATATTCTATTGTTTAATGTATTTAAAAACGCTATAAGATGGAAAATAGAAATTTAGAATTATGGAATAGGGGTTGGGAATTAACCTATGAATTTACAGGTTGGCAATATTCAATTGCAGGAACTTGGGAATTTAACGACTGGGACGAAGTAAGTGAATTTGCATTTATTGAATTAGACGTTGATGTTAGTCAAAAATGGATAATTGAAACTGATGACCATTTACAACCACACGTTCTTGGAGTTCGTCTTTTAGAAGATTTAAGACTTGAAATGCAAGAAATAATAAACAGCGATTTAGCAAATTATGACTTTTGGGAATGGAAGACAAGCAACGATGATTCTAACTATAATTTTTACCACGAACTATGACAAACGGAACTATTTACGACCAATTAGATTGGTGGCAGAGACAATGGCGCGGTTCATTTGATTTAGGGTTATACCTTGAGATTTGCAGAATTAAAAAAAACGAACAAATAAAATTTAAACCTATGAAACGATTTAAAGCAACATTTAAAACTTGGGCGTATGTTGGCGCACCTGTTAAGTTAGAAACACGAATAGTTGAAGCTTACGACTTTCAGCACGTTAAAAACTTAATACAAAAGAATGACGATATTATAATTGAAATTAAACAAATAGAAAAATGAAAACGGCAGTAGAATTTTTAGTTGAACAAATAACTAATTCAACTATGCCTGTTCGAAAAGCAATTGAACAAGCCAAAGAAATGGAGAAAGAACAAATGATAAATTATCATAAACATTTAATAGAAAAATTTACAAAATTAGAATATACTTTTAATACAGACGCTAAACTTATATTAGAAAATTATAAAAACACAGAACAATGATAGAACTAATAAAAGAAATAATCGAACAAGACGGACTTGCAAATAAAAACCGAAAACGTGAAATAGTACATAAGCGTATTTATTTATTTAATAGGTTAAGAAAAGACGGTTATACGCTTAAAAGAATAGGAAGTCTATTTAATATGAATCACGCAACAATACTACACGGTTTAAAAACATATCAAAATTTAATGGATGTTAATGATAATCAATTAAGAATAGATACGGAATATTATCAACTTCTTTTAAATTTACAACCGCCAGGAACAATAGAATATGATTTAAAAACGGAAATTAAGCAAGCAAGGAATTTAACAGATTTAAAAAATATACAATCAAGAATAAAAAATAATTTTTATTAATTCGTGTTTATATTAAATTAATTGTTAAATTTGCAATTGTACGGTCTAACATTATAAGTACAAAAAGGAATTATTGCCCTTGTTTATGAAGTTGAAGTTAGACCCAACGGATTGAACAGGGGCATTTTATTTTAAAAAAATTAAGATTATGAAAGAAATTTGGAAGGATGTTGTAGGTTATGAAGGAAGGTATTTAATATCAAATACAGGAAGATTAAAATCTATTATAAAAAATGGAGTTGAAAAATTATTAAAAGGTAGTTTAAGTAAACAAGGATATTGGCAATATAGTTTAAATTGGAAAGAAAAAAACAAATATAATGTTTATACAACTCAACAATTAGTTGCAATATCTTTTTTAAATCATTTTCCGGATTCAACAAAAGGTTATGTAATTGATCATATAAATGATAATAGGTTAGATAATAGATTAGAAAATTTAAGATTAGTAACTAATCATCAAAATTCAATAAAAAGATTTAATCATTCTAATTTATTTGGAACTTCAAAACAAAAAGCAAATGGTAAATGGCGGTCAAATATTTGGCATAACAAAAAAAATGTTTGTTTAGGATTTTTTAATACAGATTTAGAAGCTCATTTAACAGTAATTGATTATATGAATAAAAATAATATTAAAAGAAAAATATAATGAGCGGTTGGATTAAAATACACAGGAAATTTTTAGATTGGGAATGGTTTAATAAGTCTGAAGCTGTACACTTGTTTTTGTATATGCTGTTAAAGGCAAATCACAAGGATAATAAATGGCAAGGCAACTATGTAAAACGTGGACAATTTATTTCGTCTTTAGGTAATATTTCAAGTGCTACAGGTATTACTATTCAGCAAATAAGAACCATTTTAAAAAAGTTAGAAAAAACGAATGAAATTGTAGTAAAATCAACAAGCCAATTTACTATCGTAACTATTTGTAAATATGAATGTTACCAAGATGAAAATGAAGATACTAACAAACCAATAACAAACAATCAACAAACGACTAACAAACAATCAACAACAAACAAGAATGAAAAGAAAGAAAAGAATGAAAAAGAAATGATTTTAGATACTTGGATTGAATACAGGAAGTCCGCAAAAAAGACTTTAACACAACAAAGCATAAAATCTATTTTAGTTAAAATGGATAAATATACAAATGAACAATGTAAGTTTGTAATAAACAAATCAATCGAACAAGGTTGGCAAGGGTTGTTTTGGGACAACATACAAACAATACAAGAAGTTAATGAACCTAAAAAATGGAAAGCACCGTGGAGTTAAATGGATATAAAATTACAGAAGCTGGAGACGTAATTACTCAACTATTTAAGTATAGAGACAATTACAATAATAAAGGCAAATATTTAGGGTTTAAAAGTTTACACGAACATTATTCTATGAGTTTAGGAAATTGTACGGATTGGACAGGTTTTCCTATGAGCGGTAAAACACAAGTATTAATGGAATGCTTAATGAACACTTCTAAATTTTATGGTTGGAAGCATTTAGTTTACTTTCCGGATGTTGGTTCTAATGTAGAAATAATTGCTGATTTAATACATAAGAAAACAGGCAAGAGTTTTAACCCTTTAGATAGAAACACGATTGAAGACAAAGAAATAACACAAGCTATTGATTGGGTTTTAGAACATTTTAAAGTATTAACTAAAAAAGACGTTAAGGCAAAACTTACACCAATACAATTTTGGGATATGGCTGTTGAACTAAAAAAACACGATGAACTACACACAGCTTCAATTGATAGTTGGAAGGACTTAAACCACCCTTATAACGATTATGGTGGCTATGCACAATATTTAGAATATGTTTTGCCGTATAGAAATCAAATTGCAGAAGACAACGATTTACATTTGCATACAATTATACATCCAAAACTAACTGAAAAAGAAAACGGAAAAAGAAACGCTCCTGTTCCTTACGATTTAAAAGGTGGCAGCGAATGGTTCAATAGTGGTAAATGTATGATAACAGTACACAGGCAAGACCCTACATTTAATTTAGCTGAATTACACTTTAATAAAATTAAACCACGTTCAAACGGAAATATTGGAATGATTGAAATTTGGTTTGATAAAGAAAAATTGTGTTACTTTGAACAATCAAACCCTGCGCCTAATGTATATGAAAAAACTTTTGCTTGTAAACAAATAATTTAAAAACTAAAAAAATGGAACTAGAATTATTAAGTAGCAGAATTAATCTTAATCATACTTGTTTAAAATTAAAATTAAGTATTGATGAGATAAAAACGAAACATCCAAACCGAACTGATTTAATAAGTTCAATGCAGCAGTCTTTAATAGAAATTACACGAGCAATGGTTGTTTACCAAACGTTAGAAAAAGAATTTAGAATAACAAGACAAATTAATTTTGATCTGCAGCACATAAATTTAGAACTAAAACAGGATGTTAAAGACTTAAAAAAAATAATAGAATTTAATAACGCAGAACTTTGAAACAGATAACTAAAAAATGCTTTAATTGTAAAGAACAATTTACACCCTTCAACACCTTGCAAAAGTTTTGTTTAAAAAACGAATGTATAAAAGAAATGATCCAGGTACAAAAAAATAAAGAGTGGAATAAAAAGAAAAAAAAAATGATTGAAGACTTAAAAACTGCAAACGACTATTTAAAAATAGCACAACAGGTTTTTAATAAATACATAAGGCAACGTGATGCTGGTCTTAATTGTATTTCTTGCAACAAGCCTTGTAAAAAAGAAAATGCTGGACATTATTATTCGCAAGGCGGACACTCAAATGTTAGGTTTGACGAAGACAATGTACACTTACAATGCGAAGCGTGTAATACTTATTTAAGCGGCAATCTGTTAAACTATCAAATAGGTATAAAAGAACGAATAGGATCGCAAAGATTAATGGAACTTCAAGCAAAAGCACATGAAACAAAAAAATGGACAAAAGACGAATTAAAACAATTAATAGAATTTTATAAAAAAAATATAATAAAATAGCTATTTATTAAATAATTCTTTTTATATTTGTATCTAATTATTAACATAAAACAAACACTATGGAAACAAATGAATTTATTAATGATTTAGGAACCTCTGATTATGAAAGTTGGGTTTTAGTACAAAAAGCACATTTAAAAAATGCTTACAATGAGCAAGTTAATGAATGCGGATTTAACAAACAAACTGGGTATGTTTATATTGCATTAGAAAATGGAATACAAATTGCCTCTTGTTTTGGTCAAGATGTAGAATATATCAAATACAATTACAAAACAGATGAAGAATTATTTTATGAAGAATATACGGAAGCATTAAACAATTAATTAATAAAAACAAAAACTATGAAACATTTATTTAAAGCATTAGCAGAATTCCAACAAGAAGTACCAGTAATCCACAAAGCAACACAAGGTTATGGATACACCTACGCAGACCTTCCGAAAATTTTTGAAGTGATTAACCCGCTACTAAAAAAACACGGACTAGGATTTACACAACTAATTAACGGAACACAAATAGCAACCTGTTTATTTCACGTTGAAAGTGCAGAAAGTATAGAAAGCAAAATAGACATCCCGCAGGGAGTAATTTTAAAGGGCATGAATGAGTTTCAAGTATTAGGAAGCGCAATAACTTACTTAAGACGTTACGCTTTAAGTTCAATGCTTGGATTAGTAACAGACAAAGATACAGACGCAAGCGGCGAACAGGTAAAGCCAGAACCTAAAAAACCAGTTATTGACAACGCACGTTTTCAAAAAGCAATTGACGCAATAAGCAAAGGAGAATATACAATTGAGGAGCTAATAACAAAGTTTTCTTTGACTGAAGCACAACTAAAAATAATAACAGTATGAAGATACGTTGTTCAGCATTGGGGCGGTTAATGACCGCTCCACGTACCAAGACCGAGATATTAAGTAAAACAGCAAAGTCTTATATTCAAGAATTGGTATTAGAGGAAAAATTCGGCATTAAGAAGGAATTTAGTTCACGTTACACGGACAAAGGTTTACAATGCGAGGATGAAGCAATAAATTTAGTAAATGATATTTTAGGATTAGGATTTATATTTAAGAACGAAGAACATTTTGAAAATGATTGGATAACTGGAACTCCAGACGTAAACACGAATGAAATTTTATTAGACATAAAATGCAGTTACGAAGCTCACACGTTTCCGTTCTTTGAAGACGAAATACCTAGTAAAGATTATTTTTTCCAGTTACAGGGTTATTTATGGCTTACAAATAAAACTGAAGCGTTATTGTGTTATTGTTTAGTAAATACACCTTTAGAGATAGTTGAAGATGAAGTAAGGCGAGAACACTGGAAACATTTTAAAATTGACGAAGACGCAGAAATTAGGGAATATGTAGAAAAGAAACATAACTTTGATCATTTACCAGGTGTAACAAAAGTTAAAGTCTTTAAAGTTGAACGAGACGAAACAGTAATTTGGGAAATACAAAACAAAGTAGAGGAAGCAAGAATTTATTTTAATCAATTAATAGAAACAATATGAAAGAAAAAACAATAGCAATTATTTTAATTTTAATTGTTTACGGATTTGCTGCAATTGGTATTTATAAATTCTTTACTTGGTTGATATGACACCTAAAGAAAAAGCCGAAGATTTATTTTGGAAATATAGACCAATAATAGCGGGAAAACAATTTGTAACTGGTTTAGTATTAATGTCAGAAGCCAAAGAATTAACAAAACAATGTGCATTAATAGCAGTTGATACTGTTTTATGGATGGCATCACATTATGCTACAATTGATTATTGGAACGAAGTCAAACAAGAAATAGAAAAACTATGAACATACAAATACAAGACAAAAACGTTTTAAGCGTTATGGCTAAATTCAAAGAACGTTCAGAAGCAGGAATAAAGAAATACAAGACAACGTTAGAGCGAACAGATTTAACAACGTTAGAATGGCTTACACACGCACAAGAAGAGGCAATGGATTTTGTTCTATACTTGGAGCGATTGAAACACGAATACAAACAATCTAAATAAATAAAAATGGAAACAAGAAACAACACAGGAGCAATCTTTAAAAACGACAACAAAAAAGCCGAGAACCACCCAGACTACAAAGGCAAGGTTCTAGTCAACGGCAAAGAAATGGAAATAGCACTATGGCTTAAGACTTCCGCAAAGGGAGTTAATTATTTTAGCGCAAGTTTTAGTGAGCCATATATCAAAACAGATGAGCCACAAAATAAAGTTTTGGATGTAAATGACGATTTACCTTTTTAATTATGTTGATACAAGACGAGCAGTTACGAAAGGAAGTAAATAAACTTTTAAGGTTAAAAACACGAAACAGCATAGTAAAAGAAATACAGGGCAAAGGAAATAAATTTCATTTTTTCCAGCTTACAAACTTTTTGGAAGGCAAAGACGTTTCACTTTCAACGCTTAAAAAAATAGATTACTTCGTAAATAAATAAAATTTTCAAGTTAAAAACATAGGCGCAGACTTAATTGTTTGCGCTTTTTTGTTATACACAACTAATTGTTAATAAATTAATTTGGTTATTGTTGAAAAATTAATCATACATTTGCTTAATATCTAAACAATTAAAAATGACAATATTAATTTATATCGCAGTATCATGGTTTATCGTAAACTTTGAGCCATTACAACTACTGATTGACTCAATCTTTAGAAAA